AGCACATAACCATTGTAACTTAGGATGCCGGTTGATGTCAAAGAAATGTTTGTTCAATCTTTCATTGCAGGCAACCAAATAGTATTCTTGCAACTCGCTTGGGCCTTGCACTGCACTGCCCCAACGAATCATAAGATAGTTTGAAAACTTCTTGCGCTCTTCGTCAGTGAGGCTGTCATAGAACTCACGGTCCTTGCTGTCAAAACAGCGCATTTCGTTTGCTATGTTTAGTTTATCGCTCACGGTATACAGTCCAAAATTTGTGTAGCGCATAGAACCAAAAACCATTTATAATTGGTTCTACTAGCGCATCAACGGCAGCAAGTTCTAGCCTTGCTCCAGTTATGAGATAGTTACAGGTCATTGCAATAAAGATGTGTCCAATGGTGTATATCACAGCCAGCACAACACTACTGTCGCCTATGATGCGCTTGAGTAGATTGTATATGCCGACTCTAAGTTCTACCATGCTTTGTTGTAGTCCACCACTTCACAGTTACGACTGATGTCTTTGACAAAGTACACACAACGTGGATCATCTTTGTCCTCAACTGGCACTGCCAACATTTGTCCATTTTTCAGTTTAGGCACATACCAAGTTACGTCCTGATACACATCAATGATCTCAATGGGCATGTATGTTGGAGAGAAACTGGTTAACGGATTAAATTCAAAAGTTTTAAATCCTCTGTCATTGATGCTGGTCAGTGCCAGCATTTCAAGATCGCCAACTTCTTCTTCGCCAATTAGCACTTGCCAATCGATGGGCATCTTCATAATGTTGTCGCCAATCTTTAATACCAGTGCAGGTGAATTAAATGTTTCTAAGAAGATTAAAGGAATATACATATGATCTGGATTGCCAGGATCACTGTTATCAAAAATTGCAAAACGCAAATCATCAATTTCTTCTGGCAGTGTATCCAAATCAAATACAGTGTTGTCCAGTGTTAAAATTCTCATTTAGTCCTACCCATAATAACTCCGTAGTCTTGAGTTAGTAAAATTTCAAATCCGTTGACCAATAAGTATGGCACAACAGCCCCTCCTTTGCCTATATACACACCGTTGTGTAAGTAGGTGTCGTCTAAGCATACAACACAATTGTCAGTCATATGCAGTAATAGATTTTGCATCTGTGTTAAATGTGCAACTTGACAGTTAACATTATTCATTTCAATGCCGCGTTCTCGATACCAAGCACGTTGCTCTTTAATCATTTTGTCTTGGGTACCAACTTCCCAGTCCCAATCGAAGTTATCTAAATATAACACGCTAATTTGATGTTTGCAAGTCTTTGTCCACTCTGTTCCATCACATTGGATAAATTCTGTAATAGGTTTTAGATGAGCCGGAATGCACTGTGCCAGTCTGCGTGGCATATTCTCATCCAAGTCCAGTGTAATAAACTGTGTGCCCAACTGTTCGGCAATTTCAGCAAAGTATGCACTAGAACCTTCGTAACGATCACTGCCTATTTCTAATACAATTCCACTGTGATTGTTGTTCACATAGTTCTTTACTTGTTTGTAACAATCACCCATTCCAATCCAACTTTTCTACAGTAAATGGATAGTCGTAAGTTAAGTATTCCTGATTGGCATGTCGATATGTTTTAATAAATTCATCAACTTCAGGCAACGAAGAAACTTTAAAAAATTCAGTAATAATCTCATTTAAATTCCCAAACATTATATCTTTAAATTTTATAGTTAAAACAGGATTTATGCTATTGATTTGTGCTTTCCAATCTTTAAGATTGGCCAAGTAATAAGAATTATTTAAAAATTGTTGTAGTAACATTTCGTGATTATCGCGGTATTGGCCAAAGAGTCTGCGACCCGACTCTCCCCACCTGTGATCTAAAAACTCTGGATCGTCAGATATTTGTTCTATTAACACTTTGTGAAACACCATTTTTATAATAGAAGGAACATCATCCTCGTCAAAATCAATTACTACAATTTTTTTAGTCAAATCGAGATATTCAAGGGAATGATAATGTCGAATCAATGCCCGAGTCTCGTGACAGTCTCCGGTCTTGGAAACACTTAAAGTTGGCATGTTACAAGATTCATCTAACTCATGCAAGTATGCAGCGAATATAGTTTTCACAAAACTACCGCAGGTACCCCCTACAAACAAAAATCTATACTCTTTGTTAAAAATAGGCGAATTCATTGCCAGTCTAACTTCTCTACACTAAAAGGATAGTTTGCTTCTTTGTAAAACTGTTTACGCTTTGTTAGGTGCCGCTTGGCAAATCTACAGGTGCTTGTTATGTCCCAGATTTGGACGTGGTCTTTGTCTTCCGCTTTCCGAATACCGCGACCAATACTTTGTATAACCCGTACAAAACTTTTACCTGGCTCCAGTAATACAAGATTAAAAATACGTGGTAGATTAATGCCAACGGCAGCGACACCGTATGTTGCAACAATGATTTTACCCGTTGCAGTAGCCACTTCGTCATATTCATCCTGCCTGTCTTTTGCTTTGGTACTGCCGCTTACAAACACAGCATCATCGCCCAGTCTGCTTAACAGTTCTTGCCCTGCTGATATTCTGTCTACCAGCACAAGTGTATTGCCAGTTTTATTTACTTCTGCAACCAGGCCTGCAATGGTATCAAGTCTACCTTTTTCTTCAAAAAGGTATTTTAATTCGCTTTGATAGTTTGAAAATTCAGCATGGTCAATCAACTGCACAACATTAACATGACAATTTGCAAGCACACCTTTGTCTTGCAGTTCGCTGGCTGCAAGTTGATTGATAACAGGACCTAAACTGCAATGCAATGCTTGAAATTCAAATGGCTCTTTGGGTACTGTGCCTGTTAATCCCCAACGCATGGGTATCTTGCTCATGACACCTGTTAGCAGTGTTTTAAGTGCATCTGCTTTGGCCATATGTACTTCGTCTACCATTATACATACAACGTCTTCTAAAAATTCATGTATAGTAATGTCTACACTTTGATTTTTAGTATTCTTTAGCAGCACATTTAGACTTTGCCAAGTGCAAATAGTGTGCTTGTGTCCAAACTCTTTTCTGTCGCCATAGAACACACCCACATCCAGTTGCATGTTTGCATAGTCTGCTTCAGTTTGTGTCACTAGACTTTTGTTTGGTACAATAACAATTGAACGACCATAGTTTTCTACACGCTCACTGAGTGCCGCAGTCATAATGGTCTTGCCTGCGCCAGTAGCAATTTCCTGTATGCACTGTGGGTTTTTCAAAAAACTGTTTATAATCTCAACTTGATAGTCGCGCAACATAACCGGCTGTCCTGCGGCAGGATGATTCTTTGGCCAAAGTATATCACTGTATGAATTTTCTGTAACAGGTTCAAACTCGAATACAGTTTGATAGTCTCTATTGTCTTCTACTTCAATGTCGTAGTTAAAGTCTTCCAGGATAGGAATAATATCGGGCAGCAAGTTCAAGTATGTGCTGCCACCCATCTGAAAGTATGCAACTTTGCCATCCCAGCGGCCAAGACGAACTGCTGGCAAGTAACGTGCATGCGGAACATCATACTTAAAGGTGTTAACCAGCTTTTTGCGAACATCCAGTTCCAAGCCGCCAATCTTTAAGTTGACTTCATCATTGATTATCAGTTTTGCTGTTCTCATATGTTTATTATATAGATTTTTTAATAATTTGCAAGCAATTCGGCTACTTCAGGAAAAGTTTTATCAAAGCTCAGTGATCTATAATGGTCATGCAACTTTTTTCTATTACAGAACAAATCAAAATACTTGCTATCGTCAGTGACTGATAAATGGTTTGCCCAGGTCTTTACATCGTTAAAATTACTGGTATTTAGATGGGCAACAATTTGCTGTTTGATAGTCTGTGGAAAAACACTGGCTCTCATATGCTCAGGTCTGTGTATTCTTCCGACCCAAGGGCGTGGCAACCCAATGTTTTGACACCAAGTGAAAAATTCATCCAAGTAATAAATGTTGTACGCACTGAGCGTATGACTTACACTTAGTTTAATATTGTCTTTCTGCTCTGCAGCCTCTAGATACTTTTTTGTATTTTGTTCAAATGCTATCCAGTCGCCGGGGAAACGGATATACTCATACCGAGACTCGATACCATCAACACTTATTTGTATATCAACTTCTTTAAAATGTTCCCATAAATCCCACCAACTTTGGTCTGGATAAATTTGTGTATTTGTGGTATAATGAATACTGATGTGTTTAGCCTGATCACTCTGTATATAGTAATCCAGCAACTCTTTTTGTTGCTTTATTCCGCTGAGAAAAGGTTCGCCGCCTGGAATGTCCAAGTGTGTTAAGTTTGGTAGATTTTGTATTACATCTTGAACAAAGTTCTGTTTATAAAAATGATTTGGTTTTTTCGTTATACCTGTTATAGCTTGCGCTTCGGTGTGCCACTTACTGCTTGAACCTGGGCCGCATATAATGCACTTTAAATTGCAAGTATTACCAAAAGCAACACTTGCAGTTATAAATTTCTGTTCTTTTGCATAATTGTCATATTGATCTTGCCAGCGTTCGTAATCCAGTTGACGTTTGCTTTGCACATTGCTTTCTTCTTCTACTTTACAGCGTATGCAGCCAGCAGGCCAACGATTGTTTTCAAACTCTTCTTTAGATTGTAGTAAAACTTTGCTGTTAAGATAGTCATTGATGCTGTTGTCATTGATATTGAGAGAATTATCATTATATTGAGAATAGTCAAATTTACAGCAAGGTGCCATCTGTCCTTGTGGGTCGATATCAAGATTGGTCCATGGAGAATGACAATATGGCATACAAATACTTATCTTTTAAAAAGAGTGGGCAGTGTATTACTACAACTGCCCACCAAGGTTCGGATTGTCCAGGAGCTAGATCTGTTTAAATGACAATCCGTTTTACCTCCGACGCATTACTGTGTTCTCAGCAAGTTCTTTCCAATTAGGAGAGACTTTGGTAAGATCAGCTATCTTTAGCGCCATACGCAAACTCATTTCACGAAGTACATCTTTCTTTTCA